TACGGCAGGCTTTATTATGAGTACCTGGTCTATGACGGGGATGATGTGGATGGCAGAACCGGGACGGATCCGAAAGCGAATGGGAAAATCGTGCGTCTGCATCCGGCGGATGTGCTGCATATTCCGGGGCTTGGGTTTGACGGACTGGTCGGATATTCACCTATTGCCATGGCGAAGAATGCGATCGGGCTTGCCATTGCTGCGGAGGAGTATGGAAGCAAGTTCTATGCCAACGGTGCCGCTCCGTCAGGAGTGCTGGAGCATCCGGGGACTTTGAAGGATCCGGGCAGGGTGCGTGAGAGCTGGCAGTCCACTTTCGGGGGAAGCAGCAATTCCAATAAGGTTGCCGTCCTGGAAGAGGGGATGAAGTACACGCCGATTTCCATTGCACCGAATGAGGCACAGTTTCTGGAAACAAGGAAGTTTCAGATTGATGAGATTGCCAGGATTTTCAGGGTGCCGCCGCATATGGTCGGGGATCTGGACAAGTCCAGTTTCAGTAACATTGAGCAGCAGTCCCTGGAGTTTGTGAAGTATACGCTGGATCCATGGGTGAGCCGCTGGGAACAGGCAATGGTCAGGGCGTTACTGTCTGCGGAGGAAAAGAAGAAGTATTTCTTTAAGTTTAACGTGGACGGGTTGCTCCGTGGGGATTATCAGTCAAGGATGTCTGGTTATGCTACGGCAAGGCAGAACGGATGGATGAGTGCCAATGATATCCGGGAACTGGAAAATATGGACCGGATCCCAGAGGAGCTTGGCGGTGATCTGTATCTGATTAATGGAAATATGACGCTTCTGGGGTCCCCACGGAGTTATGAAACTCCGGGGGGAGAGGAGAAGCATCGGAATGGATGAGCTTCACTGCCTGCAGGGAAGCGAAGAAAATGAAGATTGTGACGACGAAGGATGCCGGACTGTTTGGCGGAGCCGGTGGAAAGGGGAAGGATACTGGTGAAGAAGTTTTGGAACTGGAAAAAGAAAGTGGTAAATCTGGAAAGCGGACAGGAAGCTGAGGAACGGATCCTGTTCATGAACGGAGTTATTGCTGAGGACAGCTGGTTTGACGATGATGTCACGCCGGCTCTTTTTAAGGATGAGCTGAATGCCGGAACAGGGGACATTACTCTGTGGATCAACAGTCCTGGTGGGGACTGTGTTGCCGCAGCGCAGATTTTTAACATGCTGTCGGAGTATCCGGGGAAGGTTACGGTGAAGATTGACGGGCTTGCGGCATCTGCTGCGTCTGTTATTGCAATGGCCGGAACTGAGGTGTGGATGAGTCCGGTGAGCATGATGATGATCCATAATCCGGCAACGGTTGCATGGGGTGATCATGCAGAGATGAAGAAGGCTATGGAACTTCTGGATGCTGTAAAGGAATCCATTATCAATGCTTATGTACGAAAAACGGGACAGAGCAGGGCGAAGCTGTCACATCTGATGGATGCGGAAACATGGATGGATGCGAATAAGGCTGTGGAGCTTGGGTTTGCGGATGACATTCTGTTCCAGAAAGAAGAACAGGGCAGTGAAGGTGAAAATGGAGATTCAGGTGCTGACCGTACAGAAAACGGGACGTCTGATTCCGTGATGTTTTCCAGACGGGCAGTAAATAATGCCCTGATGAATAAGCTGGAGAGGCATTATGGAAAGACCGGAAAATCCGTGAAAGATCAGGCGGGAATTGCCGCACCAAAAGTAAATAGTGTTGACACAGGGCGTTCTGCGGATGATCTGCGTGAACGCTTAAATTTTATTAAAAAATATATCTGAGGAGGATACGGATTATGACGATTCAGGAATTAATGGAGAAGAGAGCTAAGGTTTGGGAAGCTGCGAAGAATTTTGTGGATACCCATGAGAATGAAAATGGTGTTCTGTCTGCGGAGGACAGTGCAACTTACGAGAGAATGGAAGCGGAGATTGAGGATCTGACAAAGGCGATTGACCGCCACCGCAAGGCTGAGGAAATGGAAAAGAACCTGAACCAGCCGGTAAACCAGCCGCTGACCGGGAAGCCTTATGCCGGCGGCCAGGGGGAGCAGAAGACAGGACGTGCTTCTGATGAATACCGCAGGGCAATGCTGAATGCACTGAGAAGCAACTTCCGTCAGGTTTCCAATACCCTTCAGGAGGGCGTGGATGCCGACGGCGGTTATCTAGTTCCGGAAGAGTATGACAGAAGACTGGTTGATGTTCTGAATGAAGAGAATATCATGCGCCGTCTTGCCACAAGGATCGTGACTTCCGGGGAACACAAGATCAATATTGCGGCTACCAAGCCGGCGGCAAGCTGGATTGAGGAAGGCGGGGCGCTGACTTTCGGGGATGCGACTTTTGACCAGAAGATCCTGGATGCACATAAGCTTCATGTGGCGATTAAGGTAACGGAGGAACTGCTTTACGACAATGCGTTTAATCTGGAAAATTACATTATTGTCCACTTTGGAAAGGCACTTGCCAATGCGGAAGAGGATGCCTTCCTGAACGGAAACGGAACAGGGAAGCCGACCGGTATTTTTGACGGAACAGGCGGTGGACATCTGCTGAATACACTGGCTGCGGCTTTGAAATCAGATGACATGCTGGATCTGGTGTATGGCCTGAAACGTCCGTACCGTAAAAATGCATCCTTTATCATGAATGATGCAACACTGCCTTCCCTTAGAAAGCTGAAGGACAATAACGGTGCTTATATCTGGCAGCCGGCTTACCAGGCAGGAGAACCGGACAGGATTCTGGGATATAAGGTGGAGACTTCTGCCTATGCACCGAAGGACGGCATCGCTTTTGGGGATTACAGCTATTACAACATTGGTGACCGCGGAAACAGATCCTTTAAGCAGCTGAATGAACTGTTTGCAGGCAACGGAATGATCGGTTTTGTTGCAAAGGAACGCGTGGACGGAAAACTGGTTCTTCCGGAAGCCGTGCAGATCATGAAACTGAAAGCTGACTAATGTGCAGGAATGACGGGGGATGGCGTAAGCTGTCCCCTGTTCTAACCGAAGCCGGGAAGGTTTCAATTGTGAAAAAAGCAGTGGTGGAATGTTCGTCGGTTTGAAAATCAGATCAGCCAGGCGGCGGGCATGAAGAACGAAGAATGAAGAATTGAATGGAAACAGGAAAATCTGCGGGAGGTGACGGGATGTCCTGGGTGGTTCATGAGGATATGAAGATTGAGATGACAAAGGGGGATACGCCTTCTTTTGCGTTCCAGGCATTTCTGCCGGACGGCTCGGAGTATGAGTTTGAGGAAGGGGATTCCGTGGTCTTTGCAGCGAAGCGGAATAAGGCGGATCCGGAGCCTGCGGTACGGATCGAGGCAGATGTGAAGGAGAAGGTGATCAGATTTTCAGAGGAAGATACAAAGCATCTGGAACTGGGAAAATATATCTGGGAGCTGTCCTTAAACAAGAGCAGCGGCTACCGGTGTACTTTTATTGCAAATAAGGTTTTGAAACTGACGGTGGAGGTGGCGTGATGGAGCAGCTGACGGGAACCATGAGCAGTGTTCCTGATTCAAACAATTATGAAAATATGAGCCATAAGCCGCGGATCAATGGTGTGGAGCTGACCGGAAATAAAACTTCGGAAGAGCTGGGGCTTGGCGGCGGTGAGGTGACCAGGCAGGAACTGGAAGATGCTTTAAGGAATAAGGTGGATCAGGAAACTGGGAAAGGACTTTCCAGTAATGATTTTGGGAACAGTGAAAAATCCAAGCTGGAGGGGATTGAGGAAGGCGCACAGAAGAATGTGCCGGTACCGTCAAAGGTAAGTGAACTGGAAAATGACAGTAAATTCCAGACCGAGGAACAGGTACAGGAGATAAGGAAGACGGTGGAGGAACTGGGAAGGCGGATGGATGAACTGACGGATGGAAATGAGGTGGCGTACTGATGGCAAATGTGCTTGTAAATGAGAAAACACTGAAAGCTATTGCAGATGCGGTGCGTGCCAGGGAAGGTACTTCTGCCCTGATGAAACCGGGGGAGATCCCAGAGGCGGTGAGCAGGATCCCGTCAGGCGGAAGTACTGCGGATATGTCCCTGTCGGTCCGGTTCTTTGATTATGAGGGAACCCTGCTGTACAGCTTTTCCCTTGAGGAGCTTGCCGGGCTGGAACGCCTGCCGGATCTGCCGTTTCACGAAGGTCTGGTGTGTACGGGCTGGAACTGGACACTGGAGGATCTGAAAGCAACAAACCGGGAGATGAATGTAGCTGCACAGTATGTTACGGATGACGGGGCCACAAGGTTTTATGTGACGCTGGATGAAGATATGCTGGAGCCGCAGGTTTCTTTTGGCCAGAGTTTTAGTAACGGTGTGAAGGTGGACTGGGGTGATGGAAGTGAACTGGAAACAGCAGAGGGATGGAATTATAACAGGATTACCCTGACACACCGGTACCAGAAAGCAGGGGAGTATGTGCTTCGGTTTCTGCCGCAGGAAGACAATATGGTTATGTTTATGGGAAGTTACAGCGAGGGGTCTTATGTTTTTACAGCAGGAAAGAAAAGTAAAGAGGAAAACATGAAGTATCTGTCAGCAGTGAGGAAAATTGAAATAGGAAGGAATGTGAAAGAACTGGCTTCCTACTGTTTCTGCTGCTTTTCGAGACTGGAGACGGTCACACTGGAAAAAACAGACGGTCTGTTTGGAAATGGGATTGTAAAGTGCTGTTATGGCCTGAAATTTTTGGGGATTCCGGGCAATATGGAAGCAATTCCAAGATATTTGTGCGAGCAGTGCATAAGCCTGAAAAATGTATCTGTTCCGAACGGAATAGTCACAATCCCTGATAATGTATTTTCGGAATGTCATTCTCTGGAAAGAATCACTATGCCGGAGACAGTCACATCGCTTGGAAAATTTGCCCTGAATGAGTGCCTGGCCATGAAAGAACTGTATCTTCCAGGGAAAGTATCTGCTATTGAGGGCAGCATATTCAGAAAAGACTGGCTTCTGGAAGGAATCCGGCTTACAGATGGCATAACGGAAATTCCGGACAATGCTTTTTCGGGATGTCATATGCTGACAGAACTGGTAATTCCTGCGGCTGTGACGGCAATCACCAAGTATGCATTTGAGAACTGTAAAGGAATGAAACGGTATTATTTTCTGCCGGTTTTACCGCCGAAGCTTTCCGGGGCAACTGTATTCAATGGGATTCCGGAGGATTGTAAGATGTATGTGCCGAAAGGAAGCCTGGAGGCTTATCAGACGGCGGACAGCTGGAGTAATTTTGCTTCCCGTATGGTGGAAATGGAAGGTGATGTTCCGTGATCGTGACAGTAAAGGAAATGAAGAATTACCTGCGGGTGGATTTTGACGATGATGATGTGCTGCTTTCTGATCTGATCGAGCAGGGGCAGCAGATCTGCATGGACGTGGCAAGGATCACGGATGAGGATGAGTTTGAAGACCTGCAGGGGACAAAGATTGCCGTGCAGTATGCGGCTGCCTATCTGTATGAACACAGGGAGGAGGCGGATCATCATCAGCTGGTGATGGATCTGCGGAGCCTGCTGTTTGGAGTAAGGAAACCGGGATTCTGAGGTGGTTGTTTTGAATGTTGGATTGATGAATGAGAAGGTTGTTTTTCAGAAATGTTCTGTTGTGAAGGACGGGATCGGGAATCACAGGAATGAGTGGACAGAGGATTACTGCTGTTTTGCAACAATAGGCGGTGAGGGGCTTGCCAGTTCCAGGGAAGCGGAAACTGCAGGGATTGTGGTGGAAGATGTGGGAATGACTGTGACGGTGCGGTACTGTAAAAAGACTGCAGGCATCCGGTCTGTTACCCACAGGATTCTGTTTTGGGATCAGGTGTATGACATCGTGAGTGTGGATCATCTGAATTATAAGAAAAAGTGTCTGAAATTCACATGCAGGAAGGTCCGGAGGTGAGAGCATGGCAGGGGACAGATGTACAGTCAGCCAGATGGCAGATGTGATCATGGAAGGGCTGGAAGAGTACGCACAGCTTGCGGCGGATGATATGAAAAAAGCAGTGAAGAAGGCAGGGACACAGGCAAGGAAGGATATCCAGGAGAATGCCCCTGTGAAGACCGGTGCTTATGCAAAAAGCTGGGCGGCGAAGACCACGAAGGAAACTGCCAATGCGATGGAGATCGTGGTGTATTCCAGAAACAGGTACCAGCTGGCCCATCTGCTGGAGTTCGGTCATGCGCTGAGAAAAGGCGGCAGGACAAGGGCATTTCCACATATTGCGCCTGCTGAGGAAAGGGCTGCACAGACTCTGGAACGGGAAGTGGAGAAGGCACTGAGGTGATGGCAGGAGGTGAAAGCATATGACACTGGAAGAACTGGCAGGGATGCTGGAAGAGACGGGATTTCCTTTTGCCTATGACCATTTTGCGGAAGGGGAAAGCCCGGATCCTCCGTTTATCTGTTATCTGCTTCCGGGAAGTGATAATTTTTCGGCAGACGGGCGGGTATACTTCCGGATCAGTGAAGTAAGGATAGAGCTTTACACGGACCGGAAGGATCCCAGGGCAGAAGCCCTGGTGGAAACAGTTCTGGATGATGCCGGGATTTTTTATAATAAGTCGGAGGTCTGGATCCAGAGCGAAAAGCTGTATGAGGTGCTGTACAGTATGGAACTGTAATGATTTGTTTAATGATGGAGGAATATTATGTTTGATAAGAATAACAAGGTGAAGTATAACCTGAAAAATGCGCATTACGCTTTACTGACGGTCGGAGAGGACGGGGCAGTGTCCTATGCAGCGCCGGTGCCGCTTCCGGGATCTGTATCACTGTCCCTGGATGCCAACGGGGAGCCGGAGAATTTTTATGCGGACGGTATTGCGTACTATGTGATCAACAACAATATGGGTTATGACGGGGATCTGGAGCTTGCACTGATTCCGGAGAGCTTCCGGACGGATGTGCTGAGAGAGAAACTGGATTCCAAGGGCGTTCTGATTGAAAATTCGGATGCAGAACTGGCACTGTTTGCCCTGCTTTTTGAGTTTGACGGGGATGTGCGCCATATCCGCCACGTGATGTATAACTGTTCGGCTTCCCGTCCGAAGATTGAGGGCAAGACCAACGAGGAGAAGAAGGAAGTGCAGACGGAAACACTGACCATCAAAGCCACGCCATTGTCGGATGGAAAGGTGAAGGCAAAGACAGGGAATACTACGGATGCAACTGTTTATGCAGACTGGTATAAGTCGGTGTATCTGCCGGCTGCAGATCCGGTTTCTTTGCAGGCATCTGATAGTGGAAAGTCTGTTGTGGATGCAGCAGGAAATGGAAAAGCACTGAGCTGAGGGGGATTCAGATATGAGCATGATGAAGAAGATTGAGATTGACGGGAAGGCGGTTGCTTTTAAGGCTTCTGCCGCCATTCCGCGTATTTACAGGATTAAGTTCCAGAGGGATATCTACAAGGATTTATCTGTGCTGGAAAAGAGTATCGGGGACGGGGATCCGGAAAAGTCCTCCCTGGATCTGTTTTCCCTTGAGATGTTTGAGAACATTGCGTATGTGATGGCGAAGCATGCGGATCCGTCGATTCCGGATAATCCGGAGGACTGGCTGGATGAGTTTAACACATTCAGTATTTATCAGGTTCTGCCGAAGCTGATCGAGCTGTGGGGCATGAATATTAAGACGGATGTGGAGGCTAAAAAAAACTTCATGCAACAGACCGTGAAATGACAACTCCCCTGTTTCTTCTCCGGTGTGTGCAGCTGGGGATTTCCATCCGGGATCTGGATCTGCTGACTATCGGGATAGTGAATGATATGTTTGTGGAGAGCAGGAACGATGAGTATAAAGGATGGAGACAGGTTGCCACACAGGAGGATTTCGACAGGTTCTGATCCGATGAAATGTGGTGACAGGATGATGCAGAATGGGTATAATGGTTTTATTAAATCGGAAGTTGTGAGAAGAGGTGTTGTTTTTTGATTCTTGATTATAGTCAGTTTATTACTGAAGAAGGAACAAAAGGGATTGTTAATTTTGTAAGTGCTGATAGAAATGCATCAGTCTTTAGGCACGATTCTATATGTCCATTTTGTAGAAGAAAAATTGAAAATGTAGTATATCAAAAGCATAAATATGATACTCCAGAATGGTTATTTGGTTCTTTTGCGGAATCGGAGTATGTCATTCAATGTGAATCTTGTGGTTGGTGGGAGTATAAATATTCAAATTGTAGTGATGCAATTATTGACGGAATTCGTGCATCAGATGTTAAATATTCTTCTGCAATTCTGAAAAGCTATGATGAAGATTCAATAGATGTACCTGTAAAAGCGTTGAGAGAGTATATTTCCAAAAAACCCGAGGTAATCTACAAAATTAATGCACATAAGATGGAAGATTTGGTAAGGTCAGTATTTTCTGATTTCTTTCCGTCTTGCACTGTTAAAAAATTTGGGCAAACAAGAGACGGTGGGCGAGATGGTTTACTTATTGACGAAAACGGACAACAATTTTTGCTCTCTATTAAACGAAGAGAATCACCAAATGCTACTGAAGGCGTGAGTACATTACGAGATCTAATAGGGGCAACAATTGTTGAAGATAATGTTAAAGGTTGTATTATAGTTTCCACAGCGGATCATTTTTCAAAATCTGTAAAGGATTATGCAGGGAAAGTATTATCTAAAGATATAATAACAACATTTGATTTGATTGATTGTAAAGAATTTTTAAGAATTACTGATTTAACCAGAAATAAATTACCAATTGCATGGGAAAATCTCATTAAACTATGAGAAAATAACTTCAATTTGATAATGTTTTTACAACACTATATCTTTTAGTTTTGAGGAAAGAGAAATAATGTTAAAGGCATTTGTCAGGGATGGCAGGTGCTTTTTTGATGCCCGGAGTGATCTGGGTATTTTTGTGCCTTTTTTTATGAAATTTAGGGGGAGAGCCGCATGGCAGGGAACAGAATTAAGGGGATCACTGTCGAGATCGGCGGCGATACCACGAAATTGCAGACTGCCCTGAAAGGGGTTAATACAGAAATCAGGAATACGCAGAGTCAGCTGAAGGATGTGGAGAAGCTTCTGAAGCTGGATCCGGGGAATACGGAGCTGATCGCACAGAAGCACAGGCTGCTGGCACAGGCGGTTTCTGAAACAAGGGAGAAGCTGGAGACTTTAAAGACTGCACAGCAGCAGGCGGATGAGGCACTGCGGAACGGGACGATTTCCCAGGACCAGTATGATACCCTGCAGAGGGAGATCGTTGAGACGGAACAGAGACTGAGGAGTCTGGAAGAACAGGCGAACCAGTCTGCGACTGCCCTGCAGAAGATCGGGGCAACCGGTGAGAAGCTGCAGACGGTTGGAAACAAGATTTCTTCCGTGGGACAGAAGCTGCTTCCGGTGACGGGCGCGGTGACGGGGC